AAGCTAATGGTAACACCTAGAGCCAAGGCAGATACGCTTTCGGTCACAACTAGGTCACACCTGAACTCCATATTTACCGAAATGGTAATGGGAAAGACTCAATCGATCAAAAACAAGTACCTTGAGAAGGGTATACTGATGGAGGATGAGTCAATAGAATTGTATGGCGAAATTGTTGGTAGAAATCTCAAGAAGAATACAGAGCGATACACCAACAGGTACATCACAGGAGAGCCCGACATTATAGATGGCGACCTCCTTGTAGATATCAAGTCCTCCTGGAGCGCTCAAACGTTTCCAATGTGCGATACCAAAATCAACAAGGACTACTATTGGCAACTACAAGGATACATGGAACTAACAGGCATCAAGACTGCTAAGCTAGTCTACTGCCTAGTGGACACACCTGAGGTGTTAATCCAAGACGAAATCTACCGTGTAGGTAGACAACTCGGATACATTGACTTACCCGATGAGATAAGAGATGAAATCAGAGATAACTTAACGTTCAATAACGTAGATAAAAAGATGCGTGTCAAAGAATTTAACTTAGAATACAACCTCGATGACATGAACGCTTTATACGAGCGCATTGGACACTGTAGAAACTACTTAAACTATTTATTAACTCAATTTAATTTTTAACACTATGTCAAATCAACCAAAACGCAAATTTCGATTAGGTATCAACCTAAACGACCTAGGGGCTTACGTAAAGGAAACTCCTAAAGCAGTAACAGAGAAAGCCGAGTACGGGAAAACCGCATGGCTTGATGCAACCGAGTGGGAGGATGGTAACATCTCTCTTACAGGGTACAACGCCGAGACTCAGAAGAGGTATAAGGTAGGTGTAGGTAAACCTGCAACACAGAACCAGAATCAGAGTACACAGGCACAACCCACGAGCGGTGCAGTAGAAACAGATGACGACTTGCCATTCTAGTTTGTTTAGTTTATAGTTAATTGATGAAGGGAGGCTACGGCAAGTCTTGGGTCTCCCTTTTTTTTAATAAAATCACATGGAAGAAATAAAAATACCAGTAATCCTAGACATCGTATCAAGAGAACTCGGGGCGTCAAGTGTCCTCGATGATAGTGATTCTAGAAAGAGACACCTAGTAGACAACAGGGCAATGGCTATGTACTATCTAAGGAAGTTTACAAAACTATCATTAGCGCAAATTGGAAAGGTGTTCCGTAAGGACCACGCCTCTGTCCTACATGCAATGAAAATATTTAGCAATCAGTTTGATACTGACAGGAACTTTAGATTCAAGGCAATACATATCAGAAGACGTATAAATGAGGTTTATCCTCTGCTACATGAACCTGACCCAGACTCTATAAAGTCTCCTTATGAGGCGTTAGAAAGGTCAAAAGCCTTCAATGTTAGTCTTATTAATAGACATATCGATCACAAGGAATTTATTTATAGCATAGAACAAGTATTAATACAAAATCCGCTAATACACAAAAAATACTTCAATGGAATACAACTCATTTATAACACTGAACAGAAAGATACTAGAGTGGGAATGGTACCAAAACATAAAAGTACTTAAGTTATTTATCCACTGCCTACTTAAGGCCAACTGGAAGGATAACGACTACCAGGGTATAACTATTCGCAGGTCCACCTTCATGACCTCATACGCTACATTGGCCCAGGAGACAGGACTAAGCGTTAAGGAAGTTCGCACCGCTTTATCGAAATTAAAAAGTACTGGTGAGATAAAACTTAATTCTCCAAAAGGTGGCAAAAAGGGCAAGGCTTATACCCTTGTAACTGTCTGTAAATATGATGAATACCAGAAGATAGACCCAAACAGGGGCACAGAAAGGGCACAGAAGGGGCACAGAGAGGGCACAGGAGGGGCACAGAAAGGGCAACTACTAACAATAGATAACAAAGAAAACAAAGAAAACAACAACAACAATAATAGCGATGATACAATCGTTTATAAAGATGTTGCTGATTTATTGTTAGAGTATAAAACCCGACGTGTATACACAGCTGTGCAGGAAAACTGTAAGTTAACGCAGAAACAACTAGATACTTTCCTTGACGACTTCAACGTTCACGTAACAACTCGTGGTCGCAGTACGTATACCTTTGATGACTATGCCGTTCACTTTAAGAACTGGTTAGATATACGTATTAAGAATGGTGGTAAGGATAAGAACGTTAAGTTTCTTAAGAAGTCTAGGGCGTTATGAGAATAAAGTGGTCAGATTTAGATTTCAAGGGTAAGAGCTCAGGGGAGGTAAACATAACTTGCCCTGCTTGTTCCCACACACGTACAAAGAAGTCGCAAAAGTGCTTACGTGTAAACATATCGAAAGGTTTAGGGTTCTGCCACCATTGTAACGAGATAGTCGTTAGAGAGGAACGGACGTTAACTGATATGAAAACATACAAGCTTCCAGAGCAGGTATGGCGAAACTATACGGATATGTCTGATGGAATTGTAAAGTACTTTGAAGATAGGAAGATTACTCAGTCAACGCTTAGTGATTTAAGAGTGTCTGAGGAGGCATATTACCAACCTGCAGCAAGTAAACGCATGAATAACATCGTGTTTAATTACTTCGAGGGGAACGTACTTGTAAATAAAAAGTTTCGATCTGGTGCAAAACACTTCACACAGCTACCTGACTGTAAACCTATCTTCTATAACATAAATGCCGCTGTCAATGCTGATGAGGTGTATATTGTAGAAGGTGAAATGGACGTACTGTCAATGCACGAGGCAGGATACAAGAACACCATAAGTATTCCGAACGGTGCTAATGACAATGATGACTACTGGATTAACTGTGAGCCATATCTCAAGAACGTAAAGAAGTTTTATATAGCAACCGACAACGACGAAAAGGGAGAGATGGTTTCTGAGAAGATAGTACAGAGGCTTGGAAGGTATAGATGTGAGCGTATACTGTTCAAGAATAAGGATGCTAATGGAGACCTTGTGGAGGGTAAGCATGTGTTGATTGAATCAATAAAGTCGTCGAAGAAGTATCCATCTGTTGGTACATATACCATTGACGATTTAATTGATGACGTCTACAGCCTACATAACAACGGTCTGCCTGAGACATACTACCCCAAGCACCCAAGCTTCGGGAAGTTAAAAGACATCTTCTCTGTTATGCGTGGCCATTTAATTGTCGGAACAGGAATACCATCACACGGTAAGTCAAACTTTACTGAGTGGTATGTTATGAACCTGGTCCATGACTACGGCATGAAGGCTTCGTTCTTCTCTCCTGAGCACCACCCGATGGCACTACACCAGACTACGTTTATTGAGAAGTTTCATGGTAAGAGCTTTTTTCACGACAACCCAGGACTTCCTAGAATAAACAAGAAAGAGATTGAGGTGTACAGAGAGTGGGCACGTGAGAAGATATACCTAACAACACAGGACACAGGAAAGCCACCGACATGGAACTGGCTTCTGGAAAAGTTCAAGGAGCAGATGTTTATCTATGGCGTAGATATATTTGTTATCGATGCGTTCAATAAGGTAGACTTTGACGTTGACAAAGAGAGCGACCTATCAAACATACGAAAGGTGTTGACTCAGCTTACAACATTCTGTCAACTTAATAACGTTATGGTGTTTCTTGTTGCTCACCCAACCAAGATGAAGAAAAATGAGAATGACGTGTACTACCAACCAACTCTATACGACGTATCAGGGTCAGCGGACTTCAGAAATCAGACGCACGATGGTTTTTGTGTCTACAGGTATTTCGATGACGTGAATGATGGTAAATCAAACTATAGCGAAAATCAGGTAGAATTTATAGTGGAAAAACTTAAGATGAAGTTCCAGGGAACCATGAAAGAGACTGAGGTGTTTGAGTATCATATACCATCAGGCAGATACTATGCCTCTACATTTACAGAGCCTCCAGAGCAGAGCTTCCATAAACTTAGCAAGAAGGAGCTGCAGGAGCAGGAAGCAATTAATAACAACTATAATATACCGTTCTAATGGAGAAGATACCAAACAAATTTCAAATGGACCCCAAGTATTTAACCGAGCATGACCTATGGGACAAAGACTGTAGCAACTTTAAGGATTTAAAAAAAGCAACTCATGGCAAAAAAGAAGACAAAGAAACAGGAGACAACTTTCCGCCCGACCTATTTACACATTAACGCCTCTTGGTGGTGTATGACTCACGGTGGTGTTAAAATATACCCAATAGTGGATTCGTCTTCTGAGAGATCGTATAAAATATGCGTAGAATACTTCGAGCCAAACAAGCCCAGGAAGGTGGTCTCACCCGTGATATACGAAGGGATGGACGAGGTTACAGCTAAGACTTATGAGATATATGTTTATGAATTTAAGAAAAAAGCTAATCAAGATATAGTAAAAAAAGCAGAAAAAAAGTTTTTAAAAACAATTTAATTAACTAATTTAGTAACAACATGGAGAAAAGAAAACTATTTCACACGTGCTACAACAAAATCAAGCAAGACATGTTTGATATACACACCTTAGATGTGCAGGAGTTTATATTTAAATGCGTAGGGTACAAGACGAGAACCGACAAGGAGAAGATTGACGCCCTCCTGGAGCTCGATGCGTTCTTATATACAAACCTGGGTAGCGACTCTCTTGTTAAAGACAAAACTGAAACCAAACGGAGGTCTAGACAAATTTACACTGCAATTAAATCAATCGATCAAACAATCGGAAATTCACTCTTAGACCACATGGATATGAATAAATGACCACACGACACTCTTATGTAGATAGATTATCATCACGGTTACATGGAGCTGTGGATGAGATTATTGTGTCGATGAGTAAGAGTGACGTCAGTGCCACAAGGGAGTTGTTGATGAAGGGGAAAAAGGCTCTAGACGAAGTCATAAACCAAATTAAAATCGACGATGACCGATAACCAGAAGAACCAAATTCAAGACGTTGCCCTGGAACTTTACAAGCAGGGACACACCAACTTTACACAGCTTGCACGTTACGTGCTTGAGGATTTAGACTACAAACATATTGAGGTAGAGAAGGTACGGCGTATGCTGTCGCACTACGTCAAGAAAAAAATTAGAGAGATAAGCCAACCTGCATTAGCTGAGGCATGTAACGAGAGGGGGATAGATATATCTAGTGTGGGCATAGCTTGGCAGAAAGACAAGAAATGGTCAATACAATTTAAACCCAATAAAGATGAAGGCCCAACGTTCGAACACATGCTTCAGGAGCATATCGACATGGTTAAATCCCATACGTTCTCGTATAAACCGATTAAGCGCAAGTACACAGCTACTGATAACTTACTTGTTATTGATCCTGCTGATGTGCATATTGGCAAGTTAGCATCAAGCTTTGAAACAGGAGAAGACTACAACAGCCAAATCGCAGTACAGCGAGTCAAACAAGGCGTCGATGGAATACTCCAGAAGGCAAGTGGATTTAATATTGATAAAATAGTTTTTGTGGCAGGTAATGACATACTACATATCGATACACCTAACAGGAAGACAACCTCAGGGACTCCACAGGATACAGATGGAATGTGGTATGAGAACTTTCTGATAGCTAAGAAACTGTACATTGATGTGCTTGATACTTTACTCAAGGTTGCAGACGTACACTTCATGTATAACCCATCAAACCACGACTACCAGAGTGGGTTCTTTTTGGCTGATTCCATATCGTCTTGGTACTCTAAATGTAAAAACATTACCTTTGATACTTCAATAGCTCATAGGAAATACTATCGGTATCACGACAATCTTATTGGAACAACGCATGGTGATGGTGCGAAAGCTCAGGACTTACCTCTGCTCATGGCCCAGGAGGCAGGAGACGATTGGTCAAAGGCTAAGAACAGGTATGTCTACATTCACCACATACACCATAAGATGTCTAAAGATTTCATTGGTGTTACTGTCGAGGCTCTGCGATCACCTTCTGGAACAGACTCATGGCACCACAGAAACGGTTATCAGCATGCACCTAAAGCAATTGAGGGTTTTATACATGCAAAGAACTCAGGGCAAATAGCTCGATTTACACACTTGTTTTGACATGTTACTAGAGATAGCAGAGACAGCAGCGTGGATGGGAGCAGCAGCTCTTTGGATAGTTTTTTTATATCATATGATAGACGATTTTTTTAGATAATATGCAAACACGAATATGCGATTGTTGGATGGACATAGGACACTGCAATTGCGCTGAAACAAAAACAGATGAAAGAAAGCGAACTAATACAACTAAAGAACAAAGTAAAGAACCTAGATGGTCTAATGAACGCAGTTCTAAGCCAAATGACAAACATGAAAGACCTCTCGATTGGGACGCTAGAGACCTTGAAGCGGATACCTGGTTACGAGAAAGCTCTAGAGCAACTAAAGGAAGATACACAAACCGCTTCTTCGAAGGAGACTAAAGAGATAATAAAATGACAATAAACGTATTTGGTTACTTTTTTTTATTCTACATAGTGTGTAGGGTTTTAGAGTACGGATTAGTCAAACTGTTTTATAAGATAATTAACAATGAGTGATAGCGTAAAGAAGTA